AACAACAATGTGTCCGCGGTGGAGAGGGCACTAGTTGAGCGTTACTTTCTTTGTAAAGTTGGTGATGAATATCTACCGGCGTTACAGACAACAGCCCGGGACTGGCAGAGCGCAGCGCTTTGCCGGTTCCGGGACGGGTGCGTGGGAGAGGTGAAGTCGACAGCCGTCGTGTTAACGCTACTTGAAGTGGTGAATTGTTACACTGGCGCCAAGAGACGGATCTACGAAAACGCACTTCGGAGTCTGAGACGCAAATCCATCAACAGTAAGGATGCACATTTACGTAGTTTCACAAAATTCGAAAAACAGTCGTTGCTCAAAGCACCGCGGATAATCAACCCGCGGTCCCCCCGCTACAATCTCATGTTAGGCCAGTATCTCAAGAAAGCAGAAAAGAAATTTTTCGGAGCCATTAACAGCATGTGGGGGAAGCACACAGGACACACAGTCATCAAAGGGATGAACACCTTTCAGTCAGCGCGGGTGATGCGTGACAAGTGGGAGAGGTTCGTGGACCCCGTTGCGTTGGGACTAGACGCCACCAAGTTCGACATGCACGTGAGTGTAGCCGCGCTTGAGTTTGAGCATAGTTTCTACAACATGGTCTTCCAGTCCGCTGAGTTGAAGCAGCTACTTCGGTGGCAGCTCCTCAATAAAGGCACCGCATACTGCCCCGATGGGCAGGTGAAGTTCCGCATGCCTGGCACGCGGTCCAGCGGTGACCTGAACACCTCCCTCGGGAACTGCATTATCATGTGCGGACTCATTTGGGCTCTCTGTGAAGAGCTAGGGGTGGTGGCGGAATTGGCCAACAACGGGGACGATTGTGTCCTATTCCTCGAGAGAGAAGATCTTGCAAAGGTCCTGGCGGAAGTGCCGGGATTCTTCGCGCGAGTGGGGTTCCGAATGACGGTGGAGGCACCGGTAGACCAGTTTGAACAGCTGGAATTCTGCCAGAGCCGACCAGTCAGATTGGCGGGGGGGTGGTGCATGGTGAGAAACGTGCGCACCTGCCTACGCAAGGATCCCATGTGCCTCATACCTGTCCAGAATGACAAGGTGTGGAGGAAGTGGTTAGGTGCAGTTGGGG